GTCTTTGTGATATTCTAGAAACATATTTACATTATATCATATTTCTTCCGATTGTCCACCCTGTTGTTCAATAAATCTAGGAGTTCCATTTTCATTATACAAAGCACCAATAGAACACCACTCACCATCTTGGAGTTGTACAATATTTTTACCAACAAAAATGTCTCCCTGACCATCCCAAATTACGATATTTTCTACTAAATTATTTGCGTCAATTAAAGCCCATCTCATAATTTTCTCCTTTTATTTATAACAAAATATTGCGACATATCCATTTCCACCAACACCACCCCCACCGGAATTGAATCCTACAGATCCTCCCCCACCACCACCCCCACCGCCTCTCCATCCGTTCCCACCATTAGTAGCGTTTTGTGAGCTTCCTCCTCCACCACCAGCACCGCCAATTCCACCAGTGTATTTGCCAAAAATAAAAATACCAGTTCCATCTAAATCTGTAGATTGTGCTGAATTTGCAGAATTTCCAGTTCTTAAAGTTTCTCCTAAAGCATAATTTGTATTACAAATAACAAGATTGGCATTTGTTGACAAAACAATATTACGACCCGGATTAGCAGAGGTGCCACTGTTATTTGCCAATCCACCTTGGGCCCCACCTTTATCAAAAAAAGAGGATATTGATGTGTTTATATTAGGGCCAACAGTGGCAACAAAAGTCGAAATAAATCCATTAAACATTGGTGTGCGACCAGCTCCATTAGTAGCAGGGAATAACCCTCCGCCGGCGCCGCCGCCAGCGCCGCCGGGAGCATATAATAAAAATCCAACTTTACCAGATAGTGTTAATGTAGTTGCACCCCCACCACTACCAGCTTGTCCAGTGCTATCTGTTGTTCTTGGGGCTCCTCCACCTCCACCAGCGCCTATTGCTATTTCTAAAACTTTACCATCCAATTGTTCTATTAAATAATTATGAATTATTATTGATGCTGCTCCACCGGCTCCACCACCATAAGCTGCGAAAGAACCAACGCCTCTTCTTCCAGAACCACCCCCACCACCGGCACCAATAACAATAACTTGTATTAGTTTAGTTCCATCTGGAATTGAATAAGATCCACTAACATCAAATTCTTTGATATCAATTAAGTTAGGATCATTAATATTTGGAAAAGCAAAAATTCCTTGATTCATAATTTATCCGTATGCAATAAGAACAACATATCCATTTCCTCCAGCACCACCTGCACCGCCAGTAAAACCATTTATAGAACTTCCACCACCACCACCTCCGCCACCTCTATATCCATTTTGCCCGTTTCCTCCAGCAGTAGATGATCCGCCGCCGCCACCCACACCACCGAGTCCAGGAGAATACATTCCACCTATAGTTCTTCCAAATGAACTATCTCCACCAGCCGGAGTATTGGGTTGTCCTCCCTGTAATACAACATTTCCTCCCACATATCTTGGACTATAGTAAGAAGTATATGCACTACCAGCACTTATTCCACCACCACTGCTTGCTGTGTTTGTAAAATTTAAACCACCGCCACCAGCACCACCATTTGAAAAATAATTCCATAAACCTGGTGTAGTTGCTGGATTGTTTGTTGTGCCGGGTCCTTCTGGTGCTGTGGGGGAACCATCACCACCCTTTCCGCTTGTAAGACCATTACCAAACCAAAAATTATTATTAGCCGCTCCACCCACACCATCTGTACCTGAAGTTAAACCACCACCAGTACCTCCTGCACCACCGGGAACATTCATAAAAGTTCCAAGTGAACCACTAATTATTATTGTCGTAGTTCCGCCGGGACTTCCGTTATCACCTTTTGTAGAGTTTGTTGTTTGTCCTGCTCCTCCACCGCCGCCAGCAGCAATAGTTACATTTAAAATTGTTCCGGGTGGTGCTATAAAATCAATTGGAAAATCATCGCAAATCATTCTTCCGGGTGCCCCACCTCCACCACCTCTATTTGTAGATCCTGAAGCAAAACGACCTCCTGCTCCACCACCACCTCCACCACCAATTGACAATACATAAAGTCTTTTGGCAAAAGTTGGAATTACAAAAGTTCCACTAACATCAAATTCTTTTACCAAGATTTTGGTGTTGTCTAACGTATTATTTGAAAATCCAAAAAATCCTTGATTCATAATTTATCCATATGCAATAATTACGCAATAACCATTTCCGCCTGCACCACCATTTCCAGTAGTAATTCCATTATTTGCTCCACCGCCACCGCCACCACCACCACCTCTCCATCCATTTGTTCCATTATTTGCGCTAGTGGCAGATCCACCTCCACCACCCATACCACCAAGACCTGGTGTATATCGCCCAGCAACAGTTAGTTGTTCTGATAATTGTGATGTTGCAGTATTTGTTGCCCCACCCGATTTTATAGTTCCACCTCTAGCATAGTTTCCATCTGTTATTGCTGGTACTGTAGTTGATGATGAAGATGCAATACCAATACCGGCGGCTGCTGTGGTGTTATTAACACCACCACCACCTTGGCCACCGGTTGAAGTAAATCTATTTATTGTTGAATTACCAGTAAGACTTACAATACCATTTGTTCCGCTAGTTAAGTTTACTGTCGATGATGATGGATATGGCGCTCCATTAAACATTACTGGTTGTCCTGTTCCGGCATTTCCAGTACTATTAGATCCTCCGCTTCCAGCATTTCCTCCAGAGGAATACATCATAAATCCTGGCATACCTGTTGGAGATATAGTAGAAGCGCCTCCGGGGGTTCCTCCACTACCATTTGTTGAATCGGCAGTTGCACCAGCACCACCGCCTCCACCAGCACCAAGAACAATATTTAAAATTCTACCGGGTGTCGCTGAACTTTGACCAGCATTTGCTACACCATTTCCTTCGGGTGAACCACCAATTGATTCTACAAAAAAGTATCCAAGGTTTATTGTTCCCCCTGCTCCACCGCCACCACCATAAGATGAATTTCCTGCGCCGGTTATGTTTCGTCTACCACCACCGCCACCTCCCCCACCACCAATTAACATAATTGATATGCGTTTTGCACCATTTGGAATTGCATAACTTCCACTGGTATCAAACTCTTTTACTTCAATTACCGTTGAGCCATAATTTTGATTTTGAAACCCAAATATACCATTATTCATAAAGTACCAGATTCACAAATAACATTAAAAGTTTCAGCGTTATTTGTTGATGCGTAAAGAATATTTCCCGTACCACCGGGTAAAATCATTCCAACTAATTCGGCCACTTCAGTTCTCCATGCGGCCACCGTTGTGCTTGGTGTTACGGCAGGAACTATTTTTTCACAAACCATTCTTATTGATGATCCATTGTCGTTTGATATAAAAAAACGAACAACTCCCGCTGTAGTAGTACCAGTAGACTGCACAACTACTCTAAAAATTCTTTTACCAACTCCATTTCCTGCACTTGTGTTCGGACCAGTGCATACAGTACCGAGTGTGCCAGTGCCATCTCTATTTGTATTTGCTGTAGATATTTGGACATATTCTAAAATTGGTTGTGCTGTAAATTGTGCTGATGTAGCCATAATATTCTCCTTGTATATTTATTAGACAATTCCCATGTTGAAAAGCATAAAATCAATTGCTGGAAGTACAACATCTCCAGTACCCCCGTCAATACTCAATACTCCAGTATTCGAAACCGTCAGAGTGTTTCCAGCGACAGATAGACCGATTCCAGAACCATTTGTAAGTCCGACAGTACCAGTAAGTCCATTTAGGGTATTTACAACAGGTGTGGTGCTATATACATCCCACGCAGTTCCGTTCCACTGCCAAGAACGACCACCAAAGGTGTAAATTTCGTTTAGTGATGGGGATGGAGGAAAATCTAATGGCATGTCTTAATACTTATATGATTTCGAACCATGAAAGATCTGTATAACCTTGTGTGCCATTTTCCGTAGGAACCAGTACGAGAACAAATGTATCGCTTACTCCCAGTTGTGTTCTTCCTATTTGAAAATTAAAATCATTTATGCTAGATACATCCAAGGTTCCGCTGCTACTTATATATCCACCGATAATATCAGTTCCATCAGTAACTCCCGTAGCCGTAACATTATATTGAACATTTCCATTGAAATGTGTTGCCCACGTGTTTCCCGTTAAAGTTGGATTTAATAAAATTCTGTATTGCACTACTAATGGTTTGTTGTTTGTATCCGGCTCTATTGCCACACTAATATTTGACGGCACAATAATACTATCCAATCTATCGGGGGCCATTCTTATTGCAATCAGTGGATATTGAGTTCCCGCTGTTGTTAAAGTATGGGGTGTAGTTCCACTGTGGGTTACGTTGTATCTTCTGCTGAAACCCTCATATCCACCCTCAGACAATATCGTTGAGCAAATTTGTCTCATGGTACTGCTGCCTGTTTGTCCAGCAGTATTTTCAATCTCGTACCGCAAAGGCAAACATGCAGTTGACATATAGGTTGTTGAATTTTTATTTGTATTATAAAATGTGTGTGCCACAACAGGTTTACCATCTATAAAGAATCCAGTGCGGACATCACCCACACCCAACCATTCAACGTCTAGCCAAAAAATATTTCCTTTTGTCACATCTATCGTAACACCAGAATCACCAGTTCCATCAAATTTATCACCATTCCAATTTGATTGTGTTACCGTTTGTGTGGTTCCGAGTGAAGCGGATGTCAAGCAAACTGACAGCGTCAATCCATCTTGTTGTAGGTATACTCCATTATATGGCGTTCCAGCTGTAACACCGCCCGTTATTCCAAAATAACCAACCCTTTGACGCAATCCACTTTTTGGTTGGGCCATTGCAAACGAATCAACAATAGTCAAAGATTTTCCAGGTTGGTATGGAAACACTCTTTTAGTTTCCACATACATTTTAGAGCCGTTTGTAGTCCCTGCGATTAAAGATACAGTACTTTCTGTTGAGTTAAAAGAATATGTTCCACCACTGAGTCCAACATAATCCCATTTATCACTAAGTGCATATCTTTGCTGACTATCGAATAAAGTAAATGGATTGCTAACTTTTAGTCGATTAAAAGCATCTATAACATTTCCTTTGAATCCCACGAGATCGTTAAATAGGTATGACATTATATTATTCTCCATCCATTTCTGTAAATGAAATGTAATCCGGCGTTGTCTATATTAATTATTGCTGAACTTTGATTGTCTATCGTATGTGCTGCAGTGGCTCCGACAATCGTGATTTGGCGATTGACTCCGTTTCCTGCATTTCCAGATTCATCCTTGACTACAATTTCTCTTCCAGTCTCTGGTGCGACTGGTAATGTGACTGTAACTTGACCAGCATAACTTACTCCAATGTAATAATCAGATGGCAATGCTGCATATGTTGCACCAGTTATTCCAGTAGTTGCAAGAACAGAAATTGAAGTTGTACTAGAACCTCCGGTATTTGTTGGTTGAATCCACTGATTACTATTACCATCATTAATATAAACATATTCAATACCAGTATCGGAAGCCATCCAGCGGAACCCCATTGTGATTCCGGGGCCTGTTGGTGCAGTTAATTGATAATAATAAGTTCCTCCAGCACCAGCGGGGCCAGCTGGTCCAGTAGCACCAGTGTTTCCTTGAGGACCTGTGGCTCCAGTGGCTCCTGTTGCTCCTGTATTTCCTTGAGGTCCAATCGATCCACCGCCTCCTTGTTTATCCCACGCAACACCATTGTATTCCCATGTAATGGAATTATAGGAATATGTTTGCCCTGAAGATGGATTTGATGGAAAATCTAATGGCATTACTTAATATCTATCAGATATCAGTAGAGCCAAAAAATTCTCCATCTGGAATTGATTTAATATAAAGATAAGCATTTTTTACCTGATTTATATCTTGTGGATCAATTGCAGACGGAACAAAATATGTCTCAAAATTTCCTTCTGAAACATCAAAAGACCTATAATCCAAATGCCGTCTATTTTCAAGTCTTGCTTGTTCGGAGATGTATCCAAACATTTTGATGGTTCCTGTTTTGGTTATGTAATCCAAATTTGTTTGTACAATCTTCCAATACTGCGAATAGGTTCCTGTTGGGTGCTGTATGATTTGCTGTAGTGCCATAATTTTTTCCTTTTAAGTTGATTCCAATACCGATACGATAATGTCCAATCCTGCTGTTGCTCCCTGTGTGGCTTTCAGGCTGTCTCCTGTCGTGAGAGGAATGGGAGTATCCAATGCCTGATAGGTGGACTGAATGGGAACCGCAGCACCACGCACAATGTAATATCCTGTTGCACCCTTGAAGAGTTGCACAGACACGGAATTGGCTACAGTTGTATTGCTGTTGGCAATGTGAATGCCGTTCACGATTGCGGTTCCTGTGATTCCCGCATAGATCGTAGTGGCTGCTGTTGAGCCTGTGATGGATGTGGTGTAATTAGTGTAGATGTCTGGCATTAGATTTTCCTGTAATATTTATGCTTGCGGTGCTGCGTTTAGATACGGATGACCAACAGGAAGACTTGCTTGCAGTCCCCATTTCCATGCAAGATATCCTTCAATGAGTTGTCGGGTTGTAGTATTTGTAGATTGCACCATTATGACCTCTGCAATTACTATGTTGGATGCTCTACTGACAGTATATTGTCTTGCTAATGAATAACCAACATTGGTGTTGTCTGGTGTTGCAATAGTGTTAGTGGTGCTTTCCAAGGTTCCGTTTCTCCACACACCCCATCCCGTGGTATTGCTTTGAAATGCCATTATGTTACCAACATTATTGGAATATGCAGTTCCGCTACTCAAATCATAACTTGCTAATGCAGCCCCTTGGTAATATGGATAGCAAGCACCAAAATTGTTGCTGTTTTTTACAAAGTGTAAGGCTCCACGATCTGTTCCTTGTCCTGCTGAAGCCAAAACGCCTATTGATGGTCTATAGGCATCACTACCAGTTCCTGCTCCACTTCTTGACCATACCCAATACACTCCGTGTGTTTGATTTTGCATTGCTGTTGTGGAAATATCCATAACATCGTTGGAACCATCAAACAAAACTCCAGGCAATGAACCAGGAAAGGCGGTTGCAGAGTATGCTGGTTGATTTGCTGATGTTGCTTGCACAGCATTTACTCCACCACCTTTTCTATCAGCCCATGTGGAAACACCTGTAGAAATTGTGAGGGTTGAAGATTGTGCAGCATCCAACCAAAATACTGTTGAGATTTGTTCAGGTGTCCAATTACTTTCAAAGAATCCCAAATCTCTTTCAATGTAGTGCTTCAGAGCAGGAATGGTTCCCGCTTTGGTGCGGCGTTGGTCTGTGTTGCCACAGTATCCTGAATTGAGTCTCCATCGCCTCATAACATGAACCATCCTCTCTTGAAGTCCGTGATGTATTGGACTGCTCCTGTGAGTCCGTTGACGGAAGTTACAGATCCACCTCCTCCTGCTGGAGTTGCCCAAGTAATTCCGCTTCCAGTAGATGTCAAAACTTGGTTGTTGGAACCTTGTGTTCCGTTTATCAATAAAGTGTTTGTAAGATTTACAGGTCCGGTAAATGTTGCTCCAGAAGCACTAATCCCCGCAGTGAACCGTGTGAGTGCGCTAAAGGTTCCTCCTGCTGCACTTAAACCACCATTTGCTGCCAAAACTCCAGTAACAGTAATTGCATCTGTTACGGCATCACCTAGATTGACATTTCCGTTGGCAACAAAGTTTCCATTAACGGTAAGAGTTGAACCCGAAGGAATTATTGTATTAGATGATAAAGTTGCACCAGAAGCACTAATCCCCGCAGTGAATCTTGTGAGTGCGCTGAAGGTTCCTCCTGCTGAACTAATACCTGCATTGAAGTTCGTCAGAGCATTAAAAGTATTTGTTCCTGTAAAGGTTTGAGTTCCAGTAAGCCCTGCAAGAGTAGTTGTAAAATTTGGAAAGGTTATAGTATTTGCTGGGTTTGTTAAACTAGGTAAAAAAGTTTGAGAGTTAGAACCACTGTAAAAATTAATAGTGCCAGAATTGTAATCTGCAGTTGATCCTAAAATTGTATTTACAATATTAAGCCTTGTAAATGGTCCTGATATTGTTTGATCAGAACTAAAATTATTATTAACATTTGTACGAGCAACATTCGTAATAGCACCAGTTCCACTGTCAATACTTAATACTCCAGTATTCGAAACAGTCAAAGTGTTTCCAGAGACAGATAAACCAATTCCAGAACCATTGGTTATACCAACAGCACCAGTAAGACCACGAATAGAAATAACATAATCACCTACTGGACCAGTTGCTCCAGTGTTTCCTTGAGGACCTTGAGAACCAGTTGCTCCGGTGTTTCCTTGAGGACCTTGAGAACCAGTTGCTCCGGTGTTTCCTTGAGGACCTTGAGAACCAGTTGCTCCGGTGTTTCCTTGAGGACCAGTTGCTCCTGTTGCTCCGGTGTTTCCTTGAGGACCAGTTGCTCCAGTGTTTCCTTGAGGACCAGTTGCACCAGTGGCACCAGTTGGTCCAGTGTTTCCTACAGTTCCGGAAAATTGAAGTTGCCATGCAGATCCATTGAATATCCACACCGAACCTGCATAAGTATAGGTTTCATTTAATGATGGTGATGGAGGAAAATCTAGAGGCATTTAAATTTTACCAGAACTTCAAGGTTCTCCACATTTCCTGACCACTGTGACGCATAACGTACAGATATGTTAAACCATCAACAGTTTTTACAATTTCAAATTTATTGCTGAGGGTTGCTGTGCTATGAGCATATGGAATAGATGTTGCTGCTTCTACTTGGAACTTAGAAAGATCTAGTTGATAAATACGGTTTGTAGCGTCTTTGGTGAAGTAATACGAATCAACTCCGTCATAGACATACATGGAACCTGTAGTCAAAGTAGTTGTAATTGGTGTAACAAATGGCGTAATTTCCCAAGTTGATGTTGGAATGTCAAATATATCAAAAATATTTGAACCACCACCACGGGGAGAAATCAACCATCTTCCCTTTTTATCTACATCGGAAACACCATACAGCCATTTTATATCAATACCTGTGCTTCTTGCTGGAATTTCATAAATTGCATAGAATGTATCCGTGGCATTGGAAGTTAATGCAGGTATTGTAATTACTGTTGCAGTATTTGACGTTACTGAAACTTCTACGGTTGCTGTACCAGCAGAAGAAGAAGCGGTTCCCGCAATATAACGAATTCTTTTTCCTGCCAGATAGTTTGTTGGGAAATTTTTATTTGCATCAGTAACAGTTGTTGTTCCTCCACCAGTAGTTACTATTCCATACGAGTCCATAATCTCATACTTGGAAGTTGCATCTGGTGTTGCAACGTTCCAAGAAGCCACGGTTAGAGTCGTTGCAGTATTGGAAGTGATTACAACATCATTTCCTTCTCCCGTTCCTGAAACAATTCTGACACGGCAGTTTTGATATTGATTTATTCTCCAGTTTTTGGTTGTGTCAACCAAAGTTGTCGATGATCCTGAAGTTGCCCAACCCAAGGGAGATCTTTCTGCCACTTTATCAATGCACATTGCACCGAATGGTCGTGCTTCTTGAATTGTATAACGAGATGTTCCGTTTGCCATCACTGAAATTACAGACGACAAAGTTAATGTTGTTGCAGTATTTGCGGTAATACGTCTGGCACCTGCGTTAGTTGGAGACGTTCCCGGTGTTTGTACGAATACCACTCTTCCGACATGCTCGTTGGTATTCCAGTTTTGAGCAGCATCTACAATCAAAGATGTTGTAAGCGTAGCTCCAGCAGTTGGGCTTTGTGTTGCGGCAGAATTCGCAGCAATGCTAAATGCGGTTAGAGAGTTTGTTCCTATGACTGCAAATGTACCATTAAAAGTTGTGTCTGTGGTACAACCAGCAATAGTAACAAATTCCCCATGCCTGAAATCATGATTTACTGCGGTTGTGACGTTTCCAACTTTTCCTGTAGTAATGTTCAAAATTAAACCAGAACCAGAACCACCAGATACTGCACTGGTTGTACCAGCACCGTAACTTGATCCAGAAAAAGCTAGTTGCAATGCTGTTACTGCTCCGTTTCCTGTAATTCCAGTAACATAAGCCTGTGCATTCGATCCAGTAGTTGTTAAAGTTACCAAATCACCTACGACATAGGTGCCACCAGCCGTGTTTACTGAAGCAGTTAATACACCAGTTGCATTGTAAGTAATACCGGTTACTGCATAACCTTCATGTGGTGGTCCATAGGAACCAGTATTTCCCGCAGCAGGAGTTGCAGAAATTTGTCTAGCGACACCAGTATCTACGATTGGCGCACTTGACCACAAATCATGTTCAACCGAATATTGATACATTGCTGATGAAGCATTTCCAGCAAGCCACATTTTATCGGTATCTCCGTATATTGCATAACCCGATGTGTTATCTGGCGTAATATCCCATTTCTTTTCAACATAAAAAGTATCTGCTGAGTTTGCAGTAATTCTTCTACGTTGTCCGATTCCTTTACCAGAAACAATTCTCAACTGATAATTTGCATATCGGTCGTATGCATAAGTTGCTCCGGTTTGAACCAATGTTTTTGCAGCAGCAGAAGAAGCAGTCACACCGCCAAGAAATACTCCACCAGCCTCACCTGTTCTATCAATTGCAAAATCCGTACCTAAGGCAGCAGCATGATGCATTGGACCGGAAGGAGTTTTTGTGAACCAAGAATCCAAAAGAATATCATAATATTGAAACGCAGCAAATGGTGTGGCTGCAGCTGCTGTCATCAGCCAAATTCCACCCGTCATTATTTGGTAAATTGAACTTTCATCGGGAGTAACTGCCCAAGATGAGTCTACAGTCAAGACACTGGATTCAATTACAAAGTTAGTTTGCGAACCAGCAGTTGTTACTGGTACTGCAAAGGGGCTTCCAGTAACGGAAGAAAAACCAGTATTGTTAAAAGAATCTACTGCTTGATGGTTGGTATCAGAGAATGTCAGAGTGGTTGTATCATTGTAAAGAATTCTTCTGACTTGAGATTGACCGGCGTTGAATATCAGACGACAGTTGTAACCATCCCATTGATTAACTCTCCATTTTTTGGTAGAGTCACCGATTTGAGTTGCGCTGGCAGTTGTTGCCAATCCATTGTCGTGAATCACTCCATCCGAGCAAGCAGTAATTGTTCTTTCTTGTCCTGCACCAGTACCATAAAGAATTCTAATTGTACTTCCTACACAAACATTTCCCAGTCTACCAAGTCCACCAATTGTTATGGTGGTGGAAGTTGCGCTGATTGTATGTCCTCTGCTTCCAGAGTATGCAGCATATTTTCCGGCAACGGCAGTCGCAGGAGCAATATTTGGTGGAGCACATTCTTGCCATGAATCACTATAGGTATCATATCTGAACATTGCCTGACCCACAATGTAGTACATATATCGCGCACCAGCATCAGAGGCCAATAAAGTAGCGGTGCTGCTTGTTGCTGTGGGGGCAAAACGCATCCATTCGAATACGGGTTGATCAACTTGTGGTTTTAAAAGATTTGTTACTGGCATAATATTTTCCTATTAACTGAATGATAATTTAGAACGAATTGCTTGAGCATAACAAGCTTGAGCGTCATTGGCTACACGCCATAATTGATGAAGTGGACCTTCTGAAACCAATCCTACTGCCTGTGATGTCGATAGAGTATATGGATTTACTGCTGAGTTGTTGAATGTTGTAGCGGTTACAGCATTGTTCACATTGGCTGTGGCTGTAACTGTTCCCGAAACAGGAACGGTGGCATTAACTTCGGTTGATGTTCCCAAGTTGGTTCCGATTGCTTCTATTACAACCTTTTGACGTAGACGGGAATCAACAACAGCATTGCTTTCCAAAAGTTTGTTCATGCGGCGAAGAAGTGTTGCTAGGCTTTCTTCATAACTCTCAACATCAATGTAAATTTGCAGAACATCTGTAGCACTCATGGATGTGGTGTCGTAATCAAGAGTCAGCACATTGTTGACGAAACTTACGGCGCCTGTGGTCGAACTTGCAAAATTGTAAATAATGGTGTTGGCAGTTACATTGGTAATCAAAAGAATATTAGCCAATGTAACTTGCTGAGACAGTCCTGAAAAGGTTACTGTCTTTGCAGTTGGGTTAAAAGTGTAAGTTCCCGTTGTATCTTGACCTAGTAATTTCTTCATTTATTATCCCCTATATTTATAGTACAGTTGCCATAGCGATTACGAATGCTTCGTCTACTCCACCACCACCAGAAGCAGAAATTGTAAATGTATTTCCCGATGGGGTTATTGAAATATTGGTTCCGGCGACAAAATTTACTGCACCTGTGCGACCATTGATGGACTCCACGAAGTTGGTAGGAAGCGGTCCTGTTGCTCCGGTGTTTCCTTGAGGGCCTGTTGGTCCCGTTGGTCCCGTTGGTCCCTGAGAACCAGTTGCTCCAGTTGCTCCGGTGTTTCCTTGAGGGCCTGTTGGTCCCGTTGGCCCTGTTGGGCCTGCTACTGTCGAAGCAGCACCCGTTGGTCCTTGTGGTCCAGTGTTTCCTTGAGGACCTGTCGCACCAGTATTTCCTTGAGGACCAGTTGCACCCAAGCCTGTGGGAACTGTTGGTTGAATCCACTGAGTGGAGTTTCCATCATTGATATAAACAAATTCGATTCCAGTATCGGAATCCATCCACCGTTGACCGGCTACAAGTTCTTCACTTTCTGGTTCTGTACTTTGATAATAATAAGTTAAACCACCACCACCGCCACCACCTCCAGTGCTAGAAATTGTAACTACTCCAGTTCCAGAACTTGGTGACAGAGTAATTCCTGCACCAGCAATAATTTGTTCTACGCCGGTAAAAGGACTGCCACCACCCGAAATATTAATTTCTACATTTTTTCTTTTCTTAGTAACTGTTACACCAGTTCCAGTAAAAATTAAATCGTTTACAGATTTAATTATTCTGGTATCTTGTCCACCCTGTCTGGTAATAATTCCAACTGCACCACCACCGGGAACTGCTAATCTTCCAAGTTGCTGAACTAATTCATCTATATTAGTTCCTTTAAATTTGTCCATCAACTTTGTTACATGATTTTCATCCAACGATATAACATTATCTTCAAGTACTAATGGATATTCGACATTTACAATTGAAGTTTCACCCGGAGGTCCTGGATTTCCTTGGGGTCCAGGTGGACCAATTTCTCCACGATCACCTTTGTCACCTTTTGGTCCTTGTCTTCCTGGAAGACCCATTGGACCTTCTTTTCCATCTTTTCCAGGTTCTCCTTGAGGGCCCTGTTCGCCTTGTGGGCCAACTTCACCTTGTGGGCCTTGGATTCCCTGTGGCCCCTGTGGTCCAGCTGGGCCCTGTAAACCTTTAATACCAATAGGACCTCGTTCACCTCTGGGCCCCGGTTCTCCTTGTGGGCCTTGTTCTCCTTGTGGTCCTATTGGTCCTCTTGGGCCTTGAGGGCCAATTAAACCTCTGGGACCAGCTGGACCTTGTTCACCCTTTGGTCCCCGTAATCCTTGAACTTGAATATTTGTTACATCACTATTTTCTTGTAATTGTACTTTTTCAGTAAAAACTGGAGAATTTAGTATTGTTTTTGGAGAATATTCTTCCAACAAATTTTTAATTTGTGTGGAATTTCCATAAATTTTATAAACTTTATTGGTGCCTTTTTGAATAAAATGATGTTCAGTGATACCAATTCCCAATTGAATTTTTTCATCATAATCGGTGGTATCTATTTCTTTCAATATTTCATTTGGAGAAAATGAACTAAAATGCTTTTTAACCTTAAATTGTTTACCAATAACTTGTTCATAAACTTTTGAAGGTGTAAAAAGATCTTTAATTTTTGTTGAGTTTCCCTCTAAAAGATACTCTTCGCCATCTGGACTTCTTAGATGAAGTTGCGTGATACCAGAACCAACTTTGATTTTCTTTGGATTTGTGGTGGATTCTACAATATAATACTCACACCCCATCAGCAGTTCTGGGTGCTGTTTTGCCAATTTTAGAGATGTTTTGTTCTTTCCGAAGAACATTAGTTTATACTATTTATAATGGCTGTATGCCTCCACCATAACCTCCGCCTGCCCCAACACCACCAGAAGTTGCTCCGCTCAATCTTATTGCCCAACCACTATGTACCATATATGTGCCGTCCATCCAGGATGTCCACAAATTCTCCGGGTTACTGCCTGGAGCTCCACCTTGAGTATTAGTTTGATTTGTTATAGTGCCAGAAGGCCAAGTTACTCCCACTCCCTGTAAAATTGTTAATTGAGAAGCTGGACCCAAATGATAACCACCGTTTACAATATGAAATGGATCAATTTCTGCTTTATTATAACAAAGAAAGGTTCCATTTCCTAAAGTAATCCAAGATGTTGTGCCAGTTGACGTAAACAATTTAGTAGACCAAGTAGTTAATCCACCTATACTTGTAACTATAGAAGCAAGATTTGGCAATGGCATGGAAATTGTATTTGGTTTAGCCAATGTCCAACCACCATTGCGCATTGCTATAATATCAGCAGTAACACCGAGAGGTCTGAGATCTGGAATAAAGGTTGACCCACCCCCACCACCAGAAACAGTTGAACTTATTGTAAATGTTGCACCACAGGCTCCAGTTGTAGTCGAAATTGTAATTCCACTTCCTGCAGAGAGACCGATGAGACCGGTAAACCCGGCTATGCTAATAACATAATTTGTTGGCATCGGCCCAGTAGGCCCTGTTGCTCCAGTTGCCCCCGTGGCCCCTGTTGGACCAGTTCCACCAGTTGCCCCTGTGCGTCCTGTGGCTCCTGTGGGACCAGTGGCACCAGTTTGACCTGTGGCTCCTGTTGGACCTGTTGGACCAGTTTGACCTGTGGCTCCTGTTGGACCAGTTTGACCTGTGGCTCCTGTTGGACCAGTTCCACCAGTTGCCCCTGTGCGCCCTGTGGCTCCTGTTGGGCCAGTGGCACCAGTTTGACCTGTGGCTCCTGTTGGACCTGTTGGACCAGTTTGACCTGTGGCTCCTGTTGGACCTGTTGGACCAGTTTGACCTGTGGCTCCTGTTGGACCAGTTTGACCTGTGGCTCCTGTTGGACCAGTTGGACCAGTGGCACCAGTTTGACCTGTGGCTCCTGTTGGACCAGTTGGACCAGTGTCACCAGTTTGTCCTGTGGCTCCTGTTGGACCTGTGGGGCCAGTGGAACCAATTATTCCAACAACACCAGTTATTCCTAAAATAATAGTGTTACCTGATTGTTCTACTGTGATATTATTGTTTGCTGAAATACCAACAGGTCCAGTTATTCCAAAAATTGAATTTACAATATTAGGTGCGCTAATATTTTCACTAAATGTCGCACCAGGCGAACTTATACCGCGTATTGTATGTACAAGTCCTTCAATATACGTATCACTATGTGATGTATTTCCTATTACTATAGAATTAGAACTTTTACCAATAGCATTGTTTCCAATTATAATTTCATTATTTGTACTACTTGAAGCGGGTTTTATATTACTACCTATATAAATACCATCTATCAATACAGCGATATTAGTATTATCTTGAGCTGTGTTTCCTGAATTGTTTCCGAAAACAATAGTATTCGAACCACCTACATTTTTAAATGAATTTGTTCCAACAACAATTTGCCCATTACCACCTGAATTGTTAGTAAACGAATCTGTTCCAATAACAATATTTTCGTCACCAGTACTACATATTTTTCCAGCTCTATTTCCAATAAAAATATTAGCATCACCACTAAAGAATGTGTTTAAAGTATAATTTCCAATTCCAATATTATCTACACCCTCATAGAAAGCGGGCATTACTTGTGTTCCAAAAATTATATTGGAATCAATATTAGTATCATCAGTGCCCCCAGTGTTACCAATTTCCATCCCTGAAACAAAAATGTTTGTAGCTGAACAAATACCATTTAAGAATGTTTGCAACGGAATAAATGTGTTGGCAACACCTGTTGAAACACCACTAGAAACAGTTGAACTTATTGTAAATGTTGCTCCACATGCTCCAGATATCGTGGAAATTGCAATACCTGTACCAGCACAAAGACCAATTATTCCAGTAAATCCTGATATACCAATAACATAATTTGTTGGCATTGGTCCAGTAGGCCCTGTTGCTCCAGTTGCCCCCGTGGCCCCTGTTGGACCAGTTCCACCAGTTGCCCCTGTGCGCCCTGTGGCTCCTGTGGGACCAGTTCCACCAGTTTGACCTGTGGCTCCTGTTGGACCTGTTGGACCAGTGGCACCAGTTTGACCTGTGGCTCCTGTTGGACCTGTGGGACCTGTTGCACCAGTTTGACCTGTGGCCCCTGTTGGACCAGTTGGACCAGTGGCACCAGTTTGACCTGTGGCTCCTGTTGGACCTGTTGGACCAGTCGCACCAGTTTGACCTGTGGCCCCTGTGGAACCAGTGGGACCAGTATTACCAAAACCTCCAGTGGTTCCGATTACAAATGTATTGCCTACAGGCGTTATAGTTATAAATTGACTTGCAGAAAACCCTATAGTTCCTGTTTTTCCATTAATACTGTTTACTATATTTGGTGCAGATATATTCTCTAAAAAAGTAATTCCTATAGTGCTATCAAAATATATTCCATTATCGGCACGTAGATATAAAAAATCACTAGAAGAAATTTCAAGACTATCTAAAGTTAGAGTATTTCCTATATTAATTTTTTGCAAAGATAATATAGAAGTAACAGGATTGTAAGATAGCGGACCAGTAGTAGCATCTATGTAAAGCATAGTGGAGCCAGATGCATTTGTGAAAACTGGATAATAAGTTCCACCAGTATTAATAGAAATTATTGGATTTAAAGAACCAGTAGCCCCTGTTGCTCCAGTAGGCCCTGTGGGTCCAACATTCCCCTGCGGCCCAGCTTGACCAATTGGTCCCGCTAAATTTATACTCCAATCACTATGAGTTCCGCCACCAGTTATACCAGTAATTGTTGCGGAAAGTGTAATTCCGGTTTTAGTGTAAGTAGATACATCCGCATTAAAAAAATCTGTAGTTGTTGCTGCGACTAAAACACTTTGAACTTTACTATATGCAAAACCCGAGCCAACCGATAAATCAATTGGATCACCAACATTTAAGTTATCCAAATTTATAGTTTGTGTAAATGTGGTAGAATAAACATCACCTGTATCACCTTGTGGTCCAGTTGCACCCGTAGCTCCCGTGGCCCCTGTGGCTCCTGTTGGACCAGTGGGACCAGTTCCACCAGTTGCCCCTGTGCGCCCTGTGGCTCCTGTGGGACCAGTGGCACCAATTTGTCCTGTGGCTCCTGTTGGGCCAGTGGGACCAGTTCCACCAGTTTGTCCTGTGGCTCCTGTTGGGCCAGTGGGTCCAGTTTGACCTGTGGCTCCTGTTGGACCTGTTGCACCAGTTTGTCCTGTGGCTCCTGTTGGACCTGTGGGACCAGTTCCACCAGTTTGACCTGTGGCTCCTGTTGGACCTGTTGCACCAGTTTGTCCTGTGGCTCCTGTTGGACCTGTTGCACCAGTTTGTCCTGTGGCTCCTGTTGGACCAGTGGGACCAGTTCCACCAGTTTGTCCTGTGGCTCCTGTTGGACCAGTGGGACCAGTGGCACCAGTTTGACCTGTGGCTCCTGTTGGACCAGTGGCACCAGTTTGACCTGTGGCTCCTGTTGGACCTGTTGCACCAGTTTGTCCTGTGGCTCCTGTTGGACCAGTGGGACCAGTTCCACCAGTTTGTCCTGTGGCTCCTGTTGGACCTGTTGGGCCAGTGGGACCAGTTTGACCTGTGGCTCCTGTTGGGCCAGTGGGACCAGTTCCACCAGTTTGACCTGTGGCTCCTGTTGGACCAGTTTGACCTGTGGCACCAGTTGCCCCTGTGCGTCCTGTGGCTCCTGTTGGACCTGTTGGACCAGTTTGACCTGTGGCTCCTGTTGGACCTGTTGGACCAGTGGCACCAGTTTGACCTGTGGCTCCTGTTGGACCTGTTGGGCCAGTGGGACCAGTTCCACCAGTTGCCCCCGTGCGTCCTGTGGCTCCGGTTGGTCCTGGATCACCTTGTGGACCGGCTTGGCCAATGGGACCAGCTAAATTAATTTCCCAATAACTAGCAGTCGTACTTCCACAAACTCCAGTAATTATTAAATCCAATTGACCTGTGTTTGGAAAATATTTTTTAATGTCAGCATTAAAAAAGTTTTCGGTATCATAAGCACCAAGAACATTTTGAATTTTTGTATATGCTAAATTAGTATCTACTGTAACACCAATTTCATCGTTTATCGTAATACCAGCTAAATTTATAGTGGTACCGGAAATAGTTTTATATCTATCTCCAGTATCTCCACGCGGACCAGTTGGACCAGTTGCACCAGTTGCACCAGTTGGGCCAGTGGATCCTGTTGGTCCTGTAGAACCAGTTGATCCGGTTATTCCACTTCCTATTACTTTCCATTCATTATTTCCAGTACTTCCGTCATAATAATAATATAAACCGTCTGGAATGTTATAAACTAACGCTCCACCATTTGTTTTGGTGTTTGAGACATCTAAAAATAGTGAAAATGTATTTCCAGTCATATATTGCACAATATCATTATTTTGTGCAATTGACTGAACTCCAGAAAAATTTGCTGGAAGGTCTGCTACATTTTTTACTATGTATTTGTTTCCAATATTTAAAGTGGCAGCAAATGAATTGTCTTCTTGAATACCATTTATTCTAAAATTAATATCAGCAGAATCTAACAGATAAAAAAAACTATCTAAAGAAACATTTGAGTTTCTATTTGCTTGCTTAAGAATATCAATAATAGTGATGGGCATATTTTTAACTTACAGTAATAGATACAGACCCTAAATTTGCGTTAGTACTCCTAAATATGTAGAAGTCCTCATAATAGTTATTATTGTTTGTTACACCACTAGTATAGGCATTTTCAAAACCACCAGAAAAGCTCCCGACAGTAAAAATCGCAGAAGAACCTAATCTAACTGGGTAAGCATAATATATGTATTCTCCGACACTTGGTGAAACGTTAAAGGTTCTAGTTTTTGTGTTTGAAACAATAGATGTTAAATCATTATTAATTCCATCTCCGGTCAAACCCGTATTAGTGCTGACTCCATAATATACATTATTGTAAAAATTAAAAGTAATAGTAGAAGTAGATGTAATATTTCCGTCTGTTGCGGTTGCCGTCATAATTGTTGATTGTGGAACCCCGTTATAAGAAATTCCTTGTAAATTTGTAAAATTATAAGAATTATAAGGCGAAGAAGGATTAATTGGAAATCCAAATCCACTACCACCAATAGAAAGAGTCAGTCCTGTGGCTGGATATATAGATCCATAGGACAGAGCTATGGAATATGAATCCAAATTAAATGATGAGGTTAAGTTTCCAATTAAAGAAGTTGTTGGTGATGTGGTAGTAAAAGACAATATAGAAAACGTAAAATCCGAAGGATTAAAAATATCAAAATTTCTAATAAAATCAAAAGTTAAACTTCCATTTTCTGCCAAAACAACAACTTTTCTAGCAAGACCTTGTGTTCCATTTGTAAAAGATGAATTTTTAGTTATACCTGTATTTGTATCAAATAAAGGTTCATTTATGTTAATTGAACCAGTTGGCCCAGTAGCTCCTGTTGAACCTCTAGGACCAGTTGCACCCTGAATTGCACTATTTGCAGAAATTGTAAAAGTATCACCAGAATTTGTAATTGTTATTAAAGTTCCACCAGCTAAATTAGCATATCTAGAAGATGTTACTATTCCACCACCACCTCTAAGTCCAAGCAAACCAAAATTAGAAACAATTCTATCTTGCGGTGTGCCGGTTAGCAATATACCCGGTCCACTCGTTAAAGTTCTTACTCCGGTATTTCTTAAAGTAATAGACCCTCCAGTTTCACCTATAATTTCAATTCCTTCAAGACCAGTGCTAGCTTTTATTGAATATACACCGGTAGCAGTATTAATTGAACTTATATATTCGGAAGGAAGTGGCCCCGTTGCTCCACGTTCTCCCGTTGGCCCCATTGGACCGGGAGGACCGCCCCCGGCTGGCAATACATTTATTTGTGGTATACCACCACCATTTACAAGAACATTTAAAGTTTGATTTTCCGGTGGATAGCCAACAGTACCAGGAACAGAGGTTACTTGAACATTCGCTAAAGAACTACTATTAACTGTTACATTTAAAATTGGTGTTTCTGAGGTGGATGTAACAATATCACTCATTTTAAGTCTCAGTTACATCTGGCAACACATTTATTTTTCCTCGCAAAAGGGTATCAACACCAGAATTATTTGGTTTTGTCGCTTGGATATCATAATATGCTCCAGAATATGGAGGAAAATTTACAGTATAAGCTGAACCAACACAGACATTACAAACACCACCTGTTCCAGTTGCTGATAATCCTCCAGTTATACCATCTAAAACATACAGAGATGAGCCTGCAGTTACGTGTAAGGAAGAAGAAAAAAGTAAAGCTCCAGGTGAATAAGATTTTCTTACTTGAAAATTTAAAGTGACACCAGTAAGATCATATGTTGCGCCATTTGCTGTTTGAAGCGCCATTTGCCATCTTAGGGTATCTCCTTTTACAATTGTAGGGTTAAAGCTATCGCCCATGTTTTTCTCCAAATAATAACTTTTTTGAGCAAAGCTATTATTTCTACAATTATATTTAGGACCTTAATTAAGTATCAAAGTTTTAATTGGGCCATCTCTGGACTTATATTTAAAGTTGTTTTATTGGCATTTTTTTTAAGATTTTCCTCAAATTCTTCTTTTTTAGTTTGATACTCTTTTTGAAGTTTTTCCATTGTTTGAACATAGATTTTGTAATTATTTGTTACACGTTCTCTGTGTTCTTGGGGTAAATGAGTTTCTTTTAACAGTTTCTCGCACGCCAAAAGACCTAATTGTGGTTTTCCGGCATAAAAAGCTGTTGTACCTACTTCATCATAAATACCCCAAGTATAATTTGCACGATCTATAAAAAGAATATCTTGTTCTGGAATAGGAATCGTTAATCCCAGAGAAGCTACCAAAAATGCATTTCTAGGTCTATCATACTTACGGTAAATGCAAGACATATGATAAAGTGGTTCTACGCGGTGAGGAGCAACTTCAAATGCTCTCATAAAAGCATCTATTATTTGCTCAACTGGTTTATTTAAAAATTCCCTACACATTCCCACGCGCATCCATGAAAAGAATACTTCTTCTGGCCAAGAACCTAGACCAATTCGTTTCATATACTCTTCTTCCGCAACATCATACATTCTTGAGTCAAATGCAGATTGTGCAGCATAGAATTGCTTGCGTGGTTGATTTGGATCCTTGTCCAAATACTTCTTTAAAGTTTCATAATCTTTCTTGTACTTTTCAGTGTCATTTGCAAAGGATCTTGCACGGCAACCTTCTGTACGGACTTCCCATGCATAATCACCCTCTAACTTCTTTACATTCATTGGCTGTTCGCAGATTGCATATTCGTGAAGAGGCTCTTCATACCACCATTTCTTCTTGCCAAGATTGAATAATTGTGCTCTCAACCAACGATATTCACCTCTTTGAATTTGTACAACATAACCATCCAGTTCGTCATCAAACTTATCAACGGGGAGAGTTCCAGTGATAAAGTCATCGGCATCAATCATAATAGCCCATTGTGTTTTGCCCATGCAAAGCTCTAGAGCCTTTGATCTATTTGTACCGAAATCAGACCATTCGTGGTCATGAATTTCACCGGGAATTCCCTTTCCATCAAAAAACTTTTTGATGATTTCCTTAGTGTTATCCGTAGATCCAGTATCACAGATAACATAGTAATTAATAAATGGTGCGACTGAGGCCAAGCACCGTTCGATGTTTGGTGCCTCGTTTTTAACGATCATTGCAAGAGTCAATTTGTGCATATTCATCCTTACGAATTAAAAAATTTTCTCAATGAGCCAGTATTAAACTTTGGTACCAGCTCCCAATTTTGTTTTTCACTATGTTTAATAATTTTTAAGCCACTTATTGGCATTGCATCTTCAATTTTGGTTTTTTCTAAAACTTCTAGTAGTTCCCACTCCTCTAAAAGTTTTATAATTGCATTTCGGCGTTTAAGATCTTCTTCAGATACATTTGAAGGAAGACCATCAAGAGCAAATAATTCTTTGAAGTGTGCGATTACATAAACACCATTTTTATGAACTAAATGGCAAGATTGGTACAGTATCTTTTTTCCTTTTGGGGATACACCAATGCGAGATAAAGTTTCTCGCACAACCATAAAATCTTCTTCATCAAAGAGTTTTACTTGAACACCCACGCCATTAAATTCATTCTTAGAAATACTAGACATACACAATCCTTAAAATTATCGGGTTCCACCTTTGTCAAGGAACTTTTTTATTTCTTCCAAGTCCTTGTGACCCAATATATTTAGTACTTCTCTAGACTTCTGTTCTGAGTATCCAAAAGCAGCCTCAATTAATTCGATATTTTCCTCGGTTTCTTTACGCAGCCAAGGTGAATATCTCTTCTTTTTACGCACGCCAATGCGATAAAAATCAAACTGACTCTTTCGGTCCAACCAAGGAGCGCAGTTCATTTCATTTGCATAAAAAATAGTATCCGCAAAATAAGATAAACATCTATTGACAACAAACGCTGGATACAACTTTACAGCATCCTCATCCTTATCTAATAATGGAGTTTTATCGTGATTAATGCTGGAAAGAAAGTCTTTTAGTTTCATCAGTTAAACTCACATTCCATCATGATTTCTACAATCAATGCCATCGTATTGATTTCTTGGTCTGCTGCAAAAGCAGACTTGTATTGGTAGTTTGCAATTATTAAAATTGCCTGTGGAATAGAACTGTTCTTTAGGGCCGTATAAAGTTCAGTATAAAGCTTTTTAAAGAAATCCGCTGTATTGAGATCCAAGTTTTGGACTACCCACTTACGACAAGATGCAAAATCCTTTTGCTTCATAAAGGATAAAAGTTCTTTGTAAGACTCTGCACTGCCTTGTGCTAGAATACCTACATCAATCTTTCCAGAAGAAGAATAACGTTGGAGTTCGTTGATGATTCTACGAATATCTGGAAAATGCTTTTTAATAAGATTTACCAATACACTCTTCTCGTATGGAACATTTTCAGCTGTAAGAATATCCTCAATTCGTTTGAGAATATTAGCAGCAACCTGTGCCTTTTCTGAATTTGGCACAGTAAAATCAAGGCCAGTACATCTAGAATGCAAAGGATCAATGATTCTATCCTTGTAATTGCAAGTCATAATAAACCTGCAATTTTTGGCAAATTCTTCTATGGCTCCACGAAGGGCAGGCTGAATAGATTGCGCATTTGCATAATCAAACTCATCAAGAATAACTACTTTGAGATTATTGTTCAGAGATATGGTAGAGCAGTAACTGCGAATTTTAGTTCGCAGTGTATCAATACCATTCTCTTCCGAACAGTTGATGAGCATACAATCTGCTCCGATGTCGTTGGCGATTGCTCTAGCGACAGTTGTCTTTCCTGTGCCAGCCTTCCCATAAAACATCATGTTGGGAATACTCCCATCCTTGGCCATTCCATTTAGGACATTTCCAAGATCAACAGGAAGAATGCAATTTGATAGCGTCTTTGGGCGGTACTTTTCCACCCAAAGTAGATTTGATAGGTTGGACACTTTATCCTCGCTTGATTGCGATGTAGTACGAAAGATCAAAAGACTTGTGTGTAAACTTTGAAATGATTGAGTCCGTAAGTTCTACACCATAAGAACCGGGAATAAATTTGATTTCTGAGACATTAATTGTCCCGTCAAAATCCTTACCGCTATAATTGTCGTCAACAACAATTTCAAAGTTGTCACTTGAAGGCTTGCTAGCATCGTCAACCATAATCTTTAGAATTCCATCTTTACCAATGATACGAAGATCAGAAACCTGAAGAATACTTGATGCCTTAAGAATTTCGGCAAGATCCTGTTCTTCAAGATCAAAGGAAACAGAGATCTTTGGAATCTTTACATCCTTTGTCGGTACAGTCAATAGTGATGGTTCGGCATAGTAATAAGTTACGCTAGAACGACCGTTGGAGATAACAACGTGAGTGTCGTTAAACTCTAGGTCTGGGTTGGTAAACATGCTTACAATTCCAAGAAATCTATTAAGATCCCAAATTGGAACTTCTACATCAAATGTTTCTTCTACCTTTGCTTCTGCGTAGATGTTTCTACCAACAGACATCGTTTTCAACGTATTACCCGGATGGATAAGAATGTTAGAATTGATGGCAGCGAAGTTTTTTAGAATGTTATAGGTTTCTTTAGATAAACGCATTTTGGTCACAGTTGTCATATAAATCCTTATGTAAATTAATCAAAATCTTTGCGATATATAGAGTCATTCAATTGCTGTTTCTGAGCGTGGCGATTTCCACGCTTGTTTCTGTTCTGTTGCTTTTTTCCAAACTTAGATGGCTTGTTCTTACCACGATTAGTAAACTTCTCAAAACTGTCGTTATTCATATTCTTATTATATCTCCAAAAAACTACTTGTCCAATATATTTATATTTGTGTTTTGATCTTTGAAAAATTATTTTTCTTTTCAAATTGTAAAGATTGGTCAAACTTATCTACTAATTGATCTGCCTTGTGGCTGATAATAAATATGGAACATTTATTCTTCATTTTATTCAAAATCTTCAAAAAAGATTCTGTTCCTGCTGCATCAAGTGAAGAGTCAAGAATCTCATCAAAGATGAGAAGATTACAATTCAAACTATTCTTCATCTTTGCGATTTCACGCCATGTCAGCAATATGGCAAGGTCGATGCGTTGTTTCTCTCCCTCAGAGAAAGAGGAATATGAGAATGCATCTCTGTATCGTGACTTGATTGTTTCTTTAAATTCTTCATCGATTGTGAAGTCAACATAGAGATTAAGTTTTCCAAGGAACTTGTTGACGAGTCCATTGATGATGGGAACATAATGTTTGATAATCCGACTTTTGAGACCGCTATCTTTGAGAATATCGTAAACCACATCGTGGTGAATTTGGTCTGAAATGTAACTTTCAAGTTTCTTTGAAATTTCATCTTTTTTATCTTCCGATTCTTTCAGGCTTGCTATCAAACTTGTTAAATTGTTAGAAGCTTCCTTTTCTTTCTTATCTTTCTCCAAAATTTTGTTATTGGATTCAAAATAACCAATTTTATAACTGAGGGCATTTATATCGTTGGCTAGAACCTGAAGCTCTTCATTTAAAGCCTCATAATCGTGTTTAAATGCCTCCAGTTGCGTTTGTTTTGTCTGGGCGACTCTGAGGGCGTTTTCGCACTCCTCGGCCTTAGAATGCTTCTCTTTTTTATGTTTGTTTCTTTGCTCTTCGGGTAAATTTTGACCACAGCACTTACATACTGCATTATCTTCCAGAGACTTAAGTTCTTCTAAAATAGTCTGTTTGACGGTCTCTAATTTTACAAGCATTGCGGGAACATCTTTTAGCCCATCAATTTTTTTCTTCAAAGAAGCCAAATCTTTTGACTTTTTGGTATGTAAGTTTACATCATTGTCTTTTTGGGCAATAAGTTTTACAATTTCTTCTTTATTAAAGACAATTTTATCTTCAATATTTTTGATATCATCTGCGTTATGAGTTTTTACTTGCTGAATAAATTCTTTATGCGATTTGATTTTTTCATGTGCTATTCCAAGCAAACTTTGTTGTTCTGCAATAGAAACTTTAAGAGAACCAAGTTGGCCCTTAACATAAAGATTCATGTCGGCCAAAATATCAAGTTCAAGCAATCCTTCAATAATCTTTCTCCGTTCAGCTGGAGTAAGTTGCATGAAAGGAATAAAGTTTGATTTACCAAGAATTACTACCTGTTTAAACGCGGAGTAATCAAACCCCAAGATTTGTTCTTCAAACATCTCTTGGTAATCTTTTGATTTTGCATTTTGATCTATAAGTTTATCGTCTTTATAAATCTCAAAAATCTTTGGTGATAGTCCACGCCGTACTAGATAGTGGCTGTTTGATTTATTAAACTCTATCTCAACAATACAATTTTTTCCATTTACCGTATTTACGAGTTGAGGAATATTAATGGGCCTGAATGGTTTTCCAAACAATCCAAAGCACAGCGAATCAAGCAATGCAAATGATTTGCCGTGACCATTGGTTCCAGTGACCAATGTGGTTTTTCTTGTGTTTAGATTGATTTCTGAAAAATTAGTTCCAAAAGAACCAAAGTTTTTAAATCGAACAGATAAAAATTCTATCACTCTTCGTCCTTTGACAGCGCAGTATTATATGCCTCGTCCACGATCTTTGCAAGTTTATTCTTATCGATTGTCTTATCGTTGATTGTTCCCAACTCTTCGTGCAACAATTGCAGCGTATCTTTATGAACATCTACTGCTACAAGTTCGGGGTTCGTTGAAACTTCTTCTGTTACTGCCAATTCTGCCACGCCCGCTTCATAGAATTTGTCAAGGTATTTTTCAAAAGCAGGAGCCTTAGTGCGCTTCTTGACAAAAATCTTGACATAACAATCTTTAAATAACGAATGGTCCACGGTTTCGGTGGAGTCTTCATTATAATCAAGCGTGTAGAATAACTTTTTTGTATTTTTAACAAATGATAATGTACGATTGCTGAAGTCAAAGACATGGAAGCCCTTCTCTTCCCAAACGTCCGAGAAAGCCATCTGATACTGTGTACCCAAGTAATGTATGTTATCACGACTAGACTTGATGTGATAATGCCCAGTAAGAACATACTCAAATTTATCAAAGTGTTTGGGTTCATATCCTTGCTCCACAAATACGCCACGGATACTTTGAAAACCATAAAGTTCTAGATGGCCAAGCAACAAAGAACATGTAGTCTCTGATATAAATTGTGCTGCGTATTCCTCGTTTTCTGGATTTATCCATGGAACTAAAGCCACACAACAATCACTTAATTTTATTTCTGTTGGTTCTGAATAAATTTCCCAATTTGGATATTGGGATACAAGTTCATCTAAAGAATTTACTTTATTGTTATTACGGTAATAGGTATCGTGGTTCCCGCAGATTGCAATACACTTTATACCCATATCACGAAGAGGCTCAAAAAATCTTTGACGAACCTGGTTTAGTGTCTTAAAGTTTACATACTTTCTACGATCAAATACATCTCCCAAATGAAAGATGGTCTTTATATTGTTTTCTTTGAGATATGGAAACAACTGCTCCTCAAAGAAGGAAAGAAAGTATTCAAGAACGATTGGAGAATCGGCTTTATACCCGAAGTGGGTATCGTTAAGTATTACTGCTTTCATATATCAAGCGTATCTTTTTTTGATTTTCTTTTCTTCTTCGTTTTTATCTTTTGTTTAGGGCTAAACAATGTGTCGAAGCGTTCCATATCGGAATCTGTCAGACCAAAAAAATCTCTTCTTCCTATATCAATGCCAGCAAATTTTTCATTGAACCAATTATGAAAATCTTTATCGTTTTGTTGTTCTGCAAATTTATATTGTGTATATTTTTCTTTCTTTTCTCGGTTTATAATACGAACAAAAGAAAACCAGCAAATCTGAGTCAAGTATCCGAATGGACTTGTAGATTTGTTGGGATCAAAATTATCAATGTAAGTTATGCAGTTTAATACTGCATCTGACACCATCTCTTCGCGATATGGATAATTTGCAAAGTTTGGTCTATACGATAATCTTGAGGCTATCTTTAATATACATTCACCAATGAAATCAGGTAACTTCGGTTGTTTTCTTCCTGCATTCTCTGCTTCATCACACTTTTTACGATATTCTACTAAAGCATCATATAGTGCTTGATTACTTACGTAATCATCATCAGATGCTTTCTTTTTCTTTTTTGGCTTTTTCACAGACTTATATTAACTCACAAAACCAATAAATCAAGTTTTTTATTAGTTAATTTATCCAACCAATAATCTACCATTTCATGCATCATGTCTTCGAATTGAATTTTGGGTTCCCAGTTTAATTCATTTCTAGCTTTACTGGAATCGCCACAAAGATAATGAAGTTCTTCTGGACGGCAATATTTTTTATCAGTTTTTAAATATTCATCAACATTTAATTCAAGATAGTCAAAAACACAATCAACCATTTCTTTTACTGAACGGGTTTTTCCAGTAGCAACAACATAACTTTCTGGTTTTTCTTTTTGAAGCATTAACCACATAGCTTCAACATAGTCTTTAGCGTGCCCCCAATCTCTTTTAGCTTCAAGATTTCCCAGCACCAAGGAATTTGCTAACCCCAATTTTATTTTTGCTGCTTGTAGAGCAACCTTATTTGTTACAAAATTTATTCCTCTTCGCGGGGATTCGTGATTAAATAAAATTCCAGAGCAAGCAAAAATGCCATATGCTTGACTATAATTTCTACACAGTGTGTGTGCATACAACTTAGCACACCCATATGGGCTTACTGGAATCATTGGAGTTGTTTCACGCTGATAACCGTCTGAATCCTTTGAGTTGCCAAACATTTCAGAAGTTGCGGCATGATATACCTTTGAATGTGGTGAAAATCTTCTCACAGCTTCTAATACTGCTAAAGTTCCACCACCGTTTACATCCAAAGTATACTGTGGTAGATCAAATGAAATTTGAACATGTGACTGTGCTGCAAGATGATAAACTTCATCTGGTTGAAGTTTTTGAATAGTGCTTTCTATGCTTAGAGCATCTGTTAAATCAGCATAGTGTAAGGTAATTAAATTTTTATCATGTAAATGTTGAATTCTAGTTGTTTGAGATTCTGGTACAGAATTTCTTCTTATAGTTCCATGAACTTCATAATTTTTAGTAATCAAAAGTTCTGCAAGGTAAGAAGCATCTTGACCATTTGCACCAATTATTAATGCTTTCTTTTTCATATTAATTTTTTTGCTGTTTGATTTATACCTTCAAAAAGTCCTATTTCATTTATTGACAATCCATGGTGTGTACCACAATAATATTCAAATTTGTTTGAATCTTCCACTATTATTGGAACTTTGTAATCAGATAATGTATTAATGTAGTTTGCTATATCCATCAAAGTATGTTTTTCTTTATATGAACAATCTACCGTTTTTGGTAAATTACTATTTTGAATATAATATTCAACTAATGAAATTAGAT